TCATCTTCATCCTCAGAATCAACTAATGCAGCAGATTCAAGGAATGTTTCTTCACCAGTAATAGCATTAACTTTCTTGTTACCGATATACAGGTCACCATTGCTGTTCAGACCCGTGTAGAAGACGATACCACCGTCCTCACGCTTAGATTGAGCATAGAAGTCCTGTTTGTCAGTTAAGACCACTTCCTGGCGCAATGGGAAACCAGTTGAGTAGTTACCTGGACCAAATCCAAGATACTCAAATGTGTGGTTACCAGATCTAGCAATAGATGGTCTACGAAGTTCAACGTAAAGTTTACGTTCTGTTGGGAATTGAGAGTCGCCAGAAATAGGAATTAATCTATCTTCAGAACCAGAAGTTGCGTTACCCTCTTGTGCTTGGATTCTATTATCAATGATGTCTCCACTATCACTATCAGTAGTAGTATTAGTATACTGATACTTATCAAGTGCTGAGTTACCAATAATATCTTCGACCATTTCTTTGGTCTCACTGCCCTTAGCGTCATTAACAGTAACTAAACCGTGAACATAGTTATCAGCAGCAGAGAATGTTTGAGGAACATCAAGAATTGAAGTATCTCTTATACCAGTCTCACCATCAACTTGGAACCACAACGGGTCATTTTTATAGTTGATAGGATACAACTGGGAGATAGGTTGAGAGAACTTGAAGTTTCTGAAGTTCTCACCAACACCAGATCCAGTTGGGAATGGAGAAATGTTACCACGTAGACAAGTCAGATAGTAGATACCATCTTGCTGGTTAGGAATACGCTTCTGAAGTGTATCAATATCAAAAATGTAGAAAGAATCATCAAAGTCACCTTGATCTTCAATACTTTCAACGTAATACGTGTTCTGACCAGTATCGTCAGTGATTGTATCACCAGGAGCAATGGTGTAAACATTAGAACCTTCTACTCTATAAAGATAATTTTCACGCTTAGATTTGTCTAGTTGATCATTCTGGTCACCGAAAGAGTTAGGAACTGCAGTTAATTGAATGTTAGCACCATTAGACTGAGTGAAGACTACAGTGCTGGCAGGATCATAGTTAATCTCACCTTTAACATCTTTTAGGACTAGAGTAACCGATGCCGTTCCAACATCACTGAAGGATGCCTGTAGATATGCAGAACCAGAAGATACCCCGTTACCAGAAGTTGTCTCCCAAGTAATTTTGTTATTGTCGTTAGACTGAGTAGCATTTGATTGAAGGATTCCACCTTGCAACTGATTGGTTCTAACAACAGTGAATATCTCATTCTTGACAGACTGGTTGACAATAGTATGATCGAACAGAGTCAGTTCTAAGAACTCATTACTTTGTCCAAAAGGAACAACCTTTCTAGCAGATTGAACAGTAGAAGCAATCTTAGAGTCAAACTCAATTACTTTTGGTGATAGGTATGGATCATATAGATTTTGCTGTTCAGGCAGAAGATCAACAACGGATGGATCAATTGTTCTGATCTGATCAGCAATCAGTTCGTCCTTATTCAAACCAATCTGTTCGTTAGCACCTACAGGGTTGTAGAAAGATGCAACGTTGTTAGGGTTACCTGTAATTGGTTTCAGTAGGACTCTCTGTGGAATTAGACGACGCTTGTCATCAGTTCTAGTCTTAATAACGAACCCATTGAGGGGATCACGAACTGTCTCCAGATAGTTAGGAACAACATAACGCATTCTGTAGACACGATCTTCTTTCTCGCGCTTATCTTCAATACGAGTATAGCGTGTATCCAAAGTAGGATCAGTCTTAGTCTGGAAATCATTCGATAGTTCATTACCACCTTGGAATCTAGATAGAATACTATAACGATTATAGTTTGCTGTTGCATTGCTAGATTCATCACGAACATTTAGATACCAGAGACCACTTTGATTAGTTGTAGTGCTGTATACAGGGTCAAATCTCAGTGGAGATGGGCGCTTGTTAGCGTAGATATAGAAGTTACTACCTGTTCCAGAAACAAATGTCAGTGCTCTATCACCAGATTCAGCATCTGCTGCTGTTAGGTGAAGTGTAACACGCTTATTGGAAACATAACGTACAAAATATTCGGTCTGTATAGAGATAGTAGAAGAAGATCCACTCAGTTGAGGTAAGGTAGAACCTTGAATATCGTCTGCAATTCTAACAAAAACTATCTGTGGAGTAGTGTTTGAAGCGGGAACGTCAAAAATGTGTGCAACGTTTGTCTCAATCTCAGAAGCACCAACTACGTTGGACTTATACTTATGAAGATCATATTTAGAATCAAGAACAAATGTGTTCAGGGAAATCTCTACATCAGGATCAACGGAGTCAGTCTCCGAAGAATACATGTAGATGCCTGCTGCTGCGTTCTCAGGTGAGGTTGCAAGCATCAGCTTGTTAGTCTCAGTACCATCAAATACACCAGGATATTCTGCAGGAGATATAGCAGTAATCTCGATTTCTAAATCTGGTGCTCCAGATCCACCCAGTTGACCATCACCGATTACAACGATATCGCCAATCTCATATCTAGAACCACCGTTAGAGATTCCATCTAAATTGTTTACTGTATTACCAAATTCTATAGAACCATCTGAATTAACAGTTAAGTTAAATCGCAGTCCAGTTCCTCTTGCAAGTGCAGTTCCATCAGTATCAATCTTAGGTTGTGCAACTAGTGAACGATAGATTCCAGAAGAAGATGCTCTAGTTGCATTTGCTGTCGAGAAATTAGTTCCTGCTGCTTCAGTAACAGTAATTACACCGTTACTTAAAGAGAAGTTCTCGGGATAAAGGTTTCTACCAGGAGCAATAACATAATACTTAGTATTAGTATCAAAACCTTTTGGCAATCTGATAACACGCTTATCTGGATTTGTGCCTGCTTTAGGAACTGGAACCAGTCTTACAGGTGTTCCAGTCTCCAAATCGTGGGGGTTAGGATTACCTGCGAATCCACCTGTTGCTAGGGTGAATAGCGTTGCGCGAGCAGACAAACCAGTTAGATCAGAAGTTGATTCAACTCTTGTTACAGCACTGAATACCGGAAGAGTCTTATTACCAATCGAACCACCATTAATAGCAGAAGTTATAATTGCCGTTGAAGTGGTGATAGCGAGTGCAATATCTGCACAAGGAGGAGTTACAAGTTGACCATTCTGATCATACTCAGGAAGGACTTGGTTATCAGTTGTCTGAGTCAGACCATGATCACCTTGAATTGTGATTGGTTGCTGACGCATTACATCAATTGCCAGATCTCTAGCAATGTTAAATGCAGCAATAGATTCTGCCTCTTCGCCTGCAACATGAGCACCAGTCAGGTATAGTGCTGCTGCATCGTAGACTCTGTTGTTGCCACCAAACTTAATATTGTAAGCAATCGCAGCAAGAGTGTTCTCAACGTCGTCTACACAAGCATCCTGAATAGTCTCACCAGTCGATGCTAGTAGACCTTGACCCAGTTTAGTGCCTGAATATGTAAGATTGCTAGCGACTCGATAAACTGCTTCTGCAGCAATAAAACGCTTGTTATTGATAATAGAGTTGTATGCATCAGCTTCTCTACCACCAAGTGCAGTGTAACCAGTATTCAGAACCAAGAAGATTTCATTGAAGTAACCTTCGATTGTGGTTGCAATGTTCTGACATTCAGGTAAAGGATTGCCGTTACCATCAAGTTGAGAATCTTGAGTGATCGTAGGATCAACAGAAGGTGTGATACTTGCCCAAGCAGCGTTTTCTAAAGTGAAGTAAAGGAACGCACCACTAACACTTGCTGCGGCATTTCTAGTAGAACCAGCACTCAGTTTAGAACCAGGGATACCAAGTTCGATCTGAGTATCACTAATGATGTTCTTAATAAAAGAATTCTGTGTAACGTTAGTGTAGACTGGTGTGTTAGTTGTATTAAGAAGACCGTTGGTAAAATCACTAGGATCATACTCAACAACTCTCATACCAATAACCAGACCTTGAGTAGAGGGAACATTAACAATTGCAGAACCGCTAAATGTCTCAGCATCTCTAATCAGATAATCAAAATTACGCATTGATGCGATCATTAGATTCTTGACATAATCATATGCATCAATAGACTCATTGAGTTCTCCAGAGATATACTCTAGATTACCAGAGATATAATAACCTTCTGCTGCTTGAACAGAATTAATGTTACCACCAACTCTTAAATCATTTACAACAGCATCAACAAAATATCCAATATCTCTTTCGCACTTACCAATCGTGATATTTGGTTTTGTTAATAGTTCAGGATACTTGGCAATAATATATTGATAACCTTCTGCTTTAATTAGTGCCTTATTATTTTCAATCTGATTAGCAGCATCTTGTGCATAGTTATCAACATTTGCACTGCTAGGTGTCAGTGTCTCAATACCAACTGTAAAAGACTTGAATCCATTTGGTTCCAAAGTCTGAGAGAACTCAATAGGACCAGTTGGTTCAATTGAATAACGAGAAAGGTCAACTGATAGTTTTTCTCCAGACTTAGCACCGATTCTATATCCATTGATAGAAGATGCTGGACGATCATCTGGATTATCAATGTTGTCGCCAGAAAGATATAGTCTGGTGTGGTTAGTTCTTGAGTTAGATGCCTGAACATCCAGAGTATACCACTGGTTGATAACTTCGTTGCTTGTGGATACAATCTCAGGTGGGATAATATCAGTAACATAACCACCCTTATCTTGGTTAAAGGAGAATCCTTTGAAACCAATAGAGTGAAGTGATGTATTACCAAAGTTAGAGTTAGAGTTTGTGATGGACATATCGCCACCACTTTCCATCAGGAAGTGATCGAAGAAACCAACAGCAAAGACCGAGACGCACTGAACGAAAGAGTCATCCGAAGCACGGATATGGAAGTTTCTCCAGTCATCCTTCCAATATGCATCACCTTTAGTGTGATAAGGAATGGTAGCAAATGCGTCAGTTAGTGATGCTTGGTTCCAAGTGTTAGTTAATGCATCATAACGGATGAATGCACGATCATCTTTTTGAAGGCTAACTCCAGTATATTGAGCTACGACCATTGACTTGAATCCAGTTGCCTTAGATCCATCCGCCCACATGCCGCACTGACCCCAGGTAGAACGAATCGAGCAGTTGAAAACATACGGAGATGCGGACTCAACAGAGTCAATTTCCGCAAGAACTACCGCATTTGTGCTAACTCCGCCGACTTCTCCTGATAGATATGTCTGTCCAGATACTAATCCAAGAGATGCTGCGGTATTGTTGTATACTTCATATTCAAATACTTTAGGATTTACGCCATCAATCTTGGTAACCTTCCATGTTCCGTTAATCTCATCAGACAATCCAGAGTTGATAATTGCAACATACTGACTCTCGAAGTAACCGTGGTCAATCTTCGTATTTACCGTGACATTAGCATAACCAAAAGATGCAAGGAATGATATATTACCATTTCCCGAAATTGCTTGGTTTAGTGTAACTGTAGTTCCAGCAATACTCTCAATTCTAGTATTTGGAGAGATAACAATACTAACATCAGGAGATGTAACCTCATATCCAACTTCAAGTCTCTCAACATTAGTGACATTATTCAGAACTGTACTGTTAGATGCATTACCAGTGAATGTTGCAGAGTCATCAATTCTGATACTTTCAATAGTTCTACTATCAGATAGAGGACCAACGATTCTGTTTTCTTGAACCAGTGCTTCCAGTCCACCATCATCGATAGTTGGTTGGAACTGTTGGAATGACTTACCTACCTTATCATAGTAGTTGTTAAGATCTTTAGAATCTGCATACTCCATGATGCAGATTTTGTGGTGAGAATACTCAGGAATTGCAAGATCAGTTGAACCTTTCTTGTAATAAACCTTACCAACACCAGCAGATGCATCATAAAGAGGAGATTGTGCAGACAAGTCACCATCTTTAATAGTGAACTGCCAGATGTAACAACCACCAGTTAGGTTGAAGATAGAAGTTCTTGGTTGCGAAGTATCAGCAGGATCAGGAACATACAGAGGACGAACAACAGTTCTTCTCAGGTCATAACCAATCAGTGAACAACCTCTAGGAACAATACAACCACCATCAGCAGCATTGAACTTATAGAGAACGTTGTTAGGGTTTGCTAGGTCAACAATAGAGTTATCCTGCCACTCTTCAAGTGCTCTGTTATAGTTAAATGAGGGAATAACTCCAGTGACCTTAATTGATGCAAGGTTATCTAAGTTACCAACTTCGATAACATCAACCAGAATGTTGATTAAAGTATCAATCGTTGCCTGAACATCTACACATGTAGCAGCATTACCTGATGCTAGATTTGGAATCTCAGGAGTATTTGCGCCAGCATATGCAGGACCAGGAGAGATAGTCAGATCCTTGAAGAACAGTTGATTAGTAACTGCTTGCTTAGCAAATGTTGCAATGCCTTTGAATGCAGTGATAGATTCTGATTCTTCACCAAGAAGACCATTAGAAATAGGATTGCCGAAGCGATCGAAGTATGCTTTTGTATTAGTAATTGTGTTTGCATTACCTTCTGTGCGAAGGTCATTGATGATACCATCAGTAATGATACCAGCGTCACGCTTACACTTAGCAAAACCAGCAGAGATAACATCCGACTCAGTTTCATCAGGAAGATTGTCTAGGTTCTCATCGTTAATGATTTGAGTAACGATTGCACCTAAAGTATCAATCTGAGTTTGAATGTCAGCACAAGCAGCAGGGTTACCAGAAGGTAGATTCTCCTGAGGATTGTTGCTGTTACCATAAATCGCATCACCAGGAGTAATACCAATATCCTTGAAATACAGTTGGTTGGTAATTGCTTTCTTCATCTCAATGAAGAGTTTACCAAATGCAGTGAGAGATTCTGCAGTCTCTCCTTGTAGACCATTGACTACCCAGTTATTACCTGTAGCGTCGAAATAGTTCTGGAGTAGTTTTCTGGTGTAGCGGTTACCACCACCTTCATGAACGTCTAGTGAAAGTGCATCTAGAACAAATCCTGTATCACGCTTACATCTAATATGACCTGCAGAGATCTTATCAGATACAGATTCAGCAGGAAGAAGAGAATTCAGATCAAAATTGCCATTATCTGCAGCAAGATCTGAGTCATTAAAAATGCTATCAACTACGGCATATAGGTTATCAAGGTAAGTCTGAATATCAGAACATGCGGTAGGATCATTAGCAGCAACGTCTCCATTGCCATCACCATATACAGATTCACCAATTGCTACACTTAGGTCTTGGAATTCAGAACCAGGAGCAGAAGTAGAAGTATAGTTATTAGTAAATGCTTGCTTAGCAAGAGTGATTGCCTGAGAGAATGCAGTCAGGGAAGAAGACTCTTCACCACGAAGACCGCCATCTACCCAATCAGTTCCCTCAGCATTAAAATAGTTTTGAATATACTTTCTAGTATACTTATTACCACCACCTTCATGGATATCTAGAGAAAGTGCATCGATAAGGAAACCAATATCACGAACACACTTAGTTCCAAAACCATTTGGTAATGGAGATGGTTGATTATTAGCAACCATGAAGTCAAAAGCATCCTGAGCAATCAGGGCTTTGTTCTTCTGGATGAGACGATAAGCATCCTTATAACGTGACCAGAGTCCTTCTGTTGGGTCACCAGGATACACAAATAGTGGATGTTCTACAGAAATTTGTGCAGTTGCTCTGTCAATCAGTTCGTCTCTGTTCTTTTGGATCAGACGATATCCATCTTTGAAGCGAGACCATGCACCAGTCTGAGGATCACCAGGATAATAGAAATCAGGATGCTGAAGAGATACTTGCGCTACAGAACGATCAATAACTTCCTGACGGTTACCCTCAAGAAGATTTCCAGCATCAAAATAACGTGCCTCAACAGAAGTCTCTGTTACAAGACCGGGACGGTTATCAATATAGTGATTACCGGGCATCAGCATAATGCTGAACTGGTCGAATCTATCGTTGTTAGCACCAGGGAGATACGAATATCTCGATACTTCAATAAATGCCCTCTGGATTGTCTTGAATGGACGTAAAGGTGAGTTACCTCTATTGTCTAGTTCATCAGTTGCATTAAAGTCATCTGGCGATACGTAAAGATACTTACCAGTCTTACTTGAATACAGATTATCAAGTCTTGTTAGCGGCATAACTACCCGAGCCCAGTTGTCGTTTTCCTAAAGTTTATTTATACGGGTGTCTTTGCTCTTTGTCCAAAACAGTTCCACATAACATGTTTTTGACCATATTTAACTTTTGTAGATTTATGAAGAAAATATGGTCCACACGGAAACATCAGAACACTACCATTTTGAGGTTTGATTCTAAGTTTGTCATTCAGGAACAAAGTATCGCCTCCACCAAAACCATCATTAAGATAAAGTAGAAAAGAAATTACTAATTGAATATTACTGCCAGATTTATCTACATGCGGGGATTTATCTACATGCCAGTTATAATAATCTGATTTATCATAAAAACGATACACATAGTTAGAAATAAATCCTTGACTCGGGCAAATATTGTATGCGATTAGAGGACAATCTCTATAATATCGCATAAATGCTTTCTTGCCAATTTTATCAATTTCATAGTTAAGTTTTTGTATACCATCACTTTTATTCCACTTACCTAGATGGTATCCTCGATTCTTTCTATCAAAAGTAGTGTTCTTAGGATCAAATTTAAGTAGTGGGGATGCTGCTTGCAGCATCTCACCAGTTGTTCTAGGATTAACAAACCCAGGGTATTCAATAATATATGGAGTGTGTTTAATCATGCTTCTTTCTTAAACATAAATCTACCGTTTCTGGAACCCCAGAGTTGCTGATTAGTTTGGGGATCAAACCCCTTGTCCTCTACATTATACCATCCATTTCCCAATTCTGCAATATTTTGGAGATATGAATCTTTATCTCCCCATTTTACTTTACAGTTACATCCAGGTTCAATAGAACCTCGATATTGATCACCAATCTTCTCAAAAATTGTATCACATCCTTTCTTATACGTTAAAGGACTACCAGATATAAGATTAAGATTTTTAAAACCAAGAAAGAGTGATTTATCTTCTGGTTCCATTGATCTTACAACAACTTTACCGTGGCATTCAGAAATTTGTAAGAGAAATTGTCTATATGGTGTTCTAGTTTGATTAAAATATGCTTGCTCACCATAAAACAGTCCATGATTATTTACAGCACGATGCTCGACAATAATGTATGCAAATTTAGATGGATGTGAAAATGCTTGAATTTTATTATTAAACTTTCCTTCAAACCATTCATAAAATAGATCAATCATCATGAGGAAGCATAGTAGGGTTATCTATTGGTATATCAAACATTAAAGGATGACATTCTTCTTCTATGAGATACGAAGAAGTTTTATAGAGTTCTTCTATATCATAATCCCTAGAAGTTAATGCTTCAGATTGTATTTGTGGCATCTCTTCGACACCCTTTGGAAGTTCATCAAAAGTATACGGCAGACCTTGTATAAAATACATACGCACCGCACTACCTTCAAGATACACATATCTTTGGGATAATTGGTATGTTAAGACCATGCCTTTCCTTTTTCAATATTTATGGGAGTTCTAACACAGAGATGTGTGCGATTGAGTCATGAAGACCAAAAACACCATTAGGAAGAATATTGAATGCAATCGAAAAACGATTCTCATTACTTTTATTTCTACTGACCTGATGAATCAAATGACTTGGGAAAAAAACTACCTGACCCATTGATGGAATATGTTCTACCTCATTAGATGAATATTCTGTAACAGTATCTACATCTAAAACTATTGTAGGATATTTTTCTCGATGAAACAAAATTGGACTGGTATCATTATTCAAATATATCACACCAGACCAAAAAGAATTGCAATGAGAATGTCTATTTGACATACCACCAGGAGGAGTCATAGTTCCCCATGAACTCATAAGTTTAAAATCGCATGTTTGTTTTACTGCAAGTGTGTTATACGCAAAATCAGTAAATAAAATCTCAATTGATGTTTTTATTTCTGGAAAATATTTTCCCAAAACATTACGTTCTTCTGATCGATATGATTTTATTTCTGCAGTTTTTTTATAGTATTCAAGTGTTGTACATACATCTGCTAATCTGATACAATCATTTTCTAATAAAAAATTGTCTTTTTTAGCGATAGGTGTTGCAAAGATTCCTAAAATATCCATTATTTCAATAATTCATGTTCTTGTGCATAATGAAGCATCTCTTTCAGATGTCCAATATGTTTTGCTCCAAGAGCAATCTGTGGATATTCTGCTTCTAGTCCAAATTCTTGCTCAAATGCTCTTTGAGTAAAATGCTTGTCTAGACGATATTCTAAAAATTCGCCACCGAGTGACTTGAGGAGTTGTGCTGCTCTCTCACACTCTAGTGATCCATTGGTGTAAATGACTGCTGTTAATGGTATCATTTCTTTTTATGATTATATTCGATGACAATTTTCTGGTGAGTCGTAGATTTATCAATACACGTATAACGTTTTAACTCACCACCTAATATATTTACAATATTACTTAGTTGCTGCTCAACTATAAACTCCTTAAACCCATCATTTATCCAACTTTTATTTGATCCTGGTGCATTAAAATCATTCATAAATCAAGTTCAAGTTGTAGTTTACGTTCTTCCTCTATTCTATTATGTTCTGCCCACATTTCAGCAACCATATCATGTTCATGAACAACACCAATATGTGGTGATATTTGTGATTGCCACTCATCAATTTGTTCCTGTGTAGGAATAGTAATACTAAAAGCAAGTCCCTCTTCTCGGAACTCATCTTCCATCTTTTGATAAGTTTCTGGCGTGATCTTAATTTTTTTCATTCAAAGTATTGTCAAGCGTATCAAGAAGTTCATCGAAAGAATTTATATTTTCAATGTTAGACAACAACTTAGCAATCTGTGTACAGACAAGTGGACGCTCTTGTCTAGCAGCAAATGCTAGAGCATTACGTAGATGTGTGGTTGCTTCCTCAAGTGATTTTTCGACTGAATTAGATAGTGTCATTAGTTTAAATATTAAAAGTTTTTAATTGCTTCAATTACAGCGTAAAAATGTGCTTCTGATTTTAGTCTACCACCAAAAATAAGACCATTATATTCAAGAGAAATTGAATTTCTGATGTCTGCAGGAATAAAACCTTTACGAGCAGTTAAAGTACCATCAGGACCTTCACAATCAATAAGAACTCTCTGCAGAGCTGCATTAGTCTTATCTAAACTGGAAAAAACTTTAGCGAGTGCTGGTTCATTCCAGTATTTGGAATAAGTTGTACTTTCTTTGTTATTGTAGAACTTAGCACGAAATGCAGATTGAACTGTTCGTATTGATTCTGAATCTAGGTAAGGAAAATAACTCTCAATACTACTTCTACGGACAGATAAGTTACTAGAAGTTGGATTATCAACTCTCCATTGTAAAGAATCCAAAATTACTCTATTTTCATAATTGAGTCTATCAGCAAAAAATTGCGGATACTTTGCATTGACTTCTGCAATTGTCACTTCTAATTTTTGTGCTGTCATAATTTTGACTTAGTTTTTTCTAACCAACAGGGTTTACATAACGAATTCTTGTATCTTTTCTCGGATGGGACATAGCATCCAACCTGAGGTGTTTTATTCGCCGGGAACATTTTACCACACTCAGAGCATTTTGTCTCCCACATTTTCATAGTATTTCAACAAATGGTAGAAGTATCTGCTGCAGATCTCTATCTTGTAAGTCTAAAGATTTTGTTAATGCAATTGAATAACCTTTATGATGATTTCTTTTATCTTTTGCTTTTGTATACGCAGAAGTTTTTCTCAA